AGCTCCTTGGCGTCAAAGATGCCCTTGAGGTCAAAGTCCAAGTCGGCGAGCTCCTTCTGCAGCAAGCTGGTGTCGATGTCACCGATGGCGACGCGGTTGTCCGCCAGGCGAAGCGCTCGCACCTGCTCGGCATCCAGATCGTCGCGCACCCAAACGGGCACCTTGTCCAGACCGAGCTTGATGGCGGCCAGGCGCCGGCCGTGACCCGCGATGATGACGCCGCCCTTGTCCACCACGATCGGCTGGCTCCAGCCGAACTCCTTGATGGATTTGGCGATCCGCTCGACCTGCTTGTCGTCGTGAATCTTGGCGTTCAGCTCGTAGGGCTGAATCTTGTCGATGGCCCAGACCGTGATCTGGCCAGGCAATGTGCCGGTCGCGTTCTTTGTCATTGTCTGTTTCTCCAGAATTCCACAAATTCCTGAATGCTCATTTCTTCGACACTGGCGTCTTCCTCTTCTTCGTACGGCTCGAAGTTGCAGGCGTCTTCACAGTCGTCGCACTGGAACGGGTCCAGTTCCTTGTTCATGCAGCTTTCGCATTCAGGAAACTTGTCCATGTCATCACTCCTCGTCTGCGACTTTGGACAGGAGAAAGACCAATGCGTTTCCGGCATTAGAAAGTGAATCTTCGTCCACATACCGCTGTTCTTTCATCGTTCGTTCAATCAAGTCAGTGATGACTGATACGTCATCGACAGGAACCTTGAAACGCATGATCTGGTGCGTTTGCACAGGTTTTGAGTTGGGAGTTTTTGCGGAAAGTTCATCCCCGTCGGGTAGATCAAGATCGTCCAGCGATATATTGACTGACGAAAAGATCGAAGCGAAGTCCGACTCGGAATACGGCATGAAGCTGGCCAGCTCGTTCGCGTCAACCCCGATGTCTTCCAGCAGGTGCGCCAGCTGCAGGGTGTCGTCGGCACCGTACCGACCGTTGTCCACCAGGCTGATTTCTTTGGCCTTTTTGTCGCTGATGCGACCCAGGTTGATGACTGGCACATCGGTGTGGCCAAGCGCTTGGGCAGCCTCCCAGCGGTGCTGGCCACCAATGATTTGCAGGACGCCACCGTCGAGTTCGCGCACGACGATTGGCTTGAACATACCAAAGCGCTTGACGCTTTCTTCCAGCTTCTGCTGGTTCTCCGGCGACACCACGTTGGTGTTCCAAGGGTTTGCTGCAAGCTCGGACGGCTTGCGTGTTTCTAGTTTGATTTTGCTCATCAGAGGCAATACTGTTCAGTCACTGATGACGGGACTATAATCCTTATATAAGAACTTGGCAACCACCTGATGACAAATTTTTCATCCAACTCCGTCACCATCGCCTACAACGCAACTATCGCAAAACTGCACGAAGCGCCGCGTGATGTGAAACTTCATGTGCAGTCGCTGCTCTCCTATAAGGTTGAGGGCGCGGAGCACACCGCCGCGTTCAAGATGGGCAACTGGGACGGCCGAAGCTCGTTCTTCGACTTCCGGACAGCCACCTTTCCCGCCGGGTTCGTGAACTACGTGGTGGCGCACCTGACCCGCCAGGGCAAGACCGTCCACCGCGTTCGCAAGCCGCTACCCCTGCCGCTGGGGCCGGAGAACCCGAAGGTGGATGCGTTTGAGGATGATCCGCGTTACGACTACCAGATGGACACGGTCAACCGACTGGTGCGGCACGGCTCGATGATCGCTCAGGTGGCCACAGGGGGCGGCAAGTCACGAATCGCCCGCCTGGCGTTCATGCGAATCAACCGGCCCACCCTCTTTCTGACGACCCGCTCGATTCTGATGTACCAGATGAAGGAGACGTTCGAGAAAGACCTCGGCATCCCCTGCTCGGTGCTCGGCGACGGTCAGTTTGGCTTCACCGACGAGTCGGGCCGCTCCTACATCAAGAAAATGACGGTCGGCATGGTTCAGACTCTCATTTCGCGCCTGCAGGAGCCCAATCCGGACGATCCGGTCGAGGTTCAGAACCGCCAGGTGGCCATCCGCAACCAGACGATCAGCCTGCTCTCGAAGTTCGAGTTCGTGATCGGGGAGGAAGCGCACGAGGCGTCCGGCAACAGCTACTACGAGATTCTTCGCCACTGCAAGAACGCTCACTACCGCCTGGCCATCACCGCCACGCCCTTCATGAAGGATGACGAGGAATCGAACATGCGCCTGATGGCCGCGTTCGGCTCGATCGGCATCAAGGTCACGGAGAAGCTGCTGATCGACCGAGGCATCCTGGCCAAGCCGATCTTCAAGATTGCCAAGCTGACCGAAAAGCCCAAGGGGCTGCTGCGGGGCACGCCCTGGCAGGCCGCCTACCGTCTGGGCATCGTCAACAACGACGAGCGCAACCGCCTGATCGTGGCCGAATGTGCTCGAGCCGCCCGCAACCGTCTGTCCACGATGGTGCTGATCCAGCAAAAAGCGCACGGTCAGCTGCTGCTGGACAAGCTGCGCGAGGGCGGCATTCGCGCCGAGTTCATCTACGGGGAAAACGACCAGTCGGAGCGCAAGGCCGCGCTGCACAAGCTCGCCACGGGTCGAATCGACGTGCTGATCGGTTCGACCATTCTGGACGTGGGCGTTGACGTGCCCGCTGTCGGTCTGGTGATTCTGGCTGGCGGGGGCAAGGCCGAGGTCGCGCTGCGTCAGCGCATCGGTCGCGGCTTGCGCGCCAAGAAGAGTGGGCCGAACGTGGCCCTGATCCTGGACTTCTTCGACGACTCCAACCGCTACCTCAAGGATCACAGCCTGCAGCGGTTGAGCATCATCAAGAGCACGGAAGGCTTCGCCGAGAACATCCTGGGCGATTCGGAGGACTTCGACTATGAAAAACTTGGGCTTGGAAGGTGAGTCACCCGTGACAGAGTGTCGGGAATCCGCTACAGTACGACAAACTGTGCGAAAGGCCGACATGAATCACGCTCTACTCCTGAATTTGGCAATCATCGGTCTGATTGTCATTGCACTTCTCATCACCAACAATCCGCTGGCACTGCTCGCAGTGGTGTTCCTGAAGGAAATGCCCTACGGGCTTCTCGCACAAGACGAGGAAGAAGAAGAGTCCTCCCGAAAAATCGGCTTCATCATCGACGAAGACTGAAAACCCCTCACTGTCGGGCGTATACTACGTTCGACCTGTCATGGTTTCCTTTCAGACTCTCCTGCCCGCTCCTACGCGGGCATTTTTTCGGCAGTACCTTGACTCTCGTATAAGGATTGCTATAATTCACGCAGCATCTTTTGCTGTAACTGGAGAAATCACAAATGACTGAAAACGTCAAAGCCACCGCCGCCAAGCGCACCGCGATCGTCCTCGATCCCGCCATTCAAGACCGTGTCGCTGATCTGGCCAAGAACCACAAGCTCAACCAGGGCCAAGTCATCGAAGTCATGCTGGACATGCTGACTGACAAGCCCGACTTCATCGAAGCGCTCAAGTCCAAGCGCGAGCAGAAGGTCAGCTCCCGCACCGGCAAGACTGCCATCCTCAAGAAGCTCTCGAAGCTGTCTGCGGATCAACTGGAAGCGCTGGCCGCCCAGCTGAAAGACGAAGAATGAACGTCGAAGACCTCGCCAAAGCGTGCGGGGCGACGTTCTATCGGCACCGCACCAGCCCGTACCAGGCAGCAGTGGCATTCAGCCCGACCGCCTGGGAGAAGTTCTGCCAAGAGCTCGAGAAACCGCAGGCTGTCGAAACCATTCTGCTCGACCCCGGTTGCGCCGAACGGGGCTGCATGGCTCACGACGCTCGAGACGGCACCGTCGAAGCCCGAATCAAGGGCGGAAAGACGGGCTGGCCACCTGGACTGCTGCAGGACGACAATCGCCAGCTCTCGAAGTGGTTCGCCAGCCGCCTCGACGCACGGTACGCATTGAGAAGCGTCCTCATCCAACCTTTCGACAACCACGAGACACTGACGTTTCATCTTCTGGAGGCTAAGTCATGACTGACGCCATTCCCGCATATCACAAGGTCCAAGTGGGCGACATCGTTCAGGTGAACCCTGAGAAGGACACATTCGGCGCCTGCATGGTGGTCGTCACGGAGGTTCGATCCTGGGGCATTCAGGGCTACGTGCAGAACGCCGGTCAGGTGGGCCAGGCGTACATCCGTCTGAAGACCGAAGACTTCGAGCTCACCGGAGGTCGAGCCGTCTGGATTGTCGCCAGCGAGAACATGCTGTGAGGGTTCTGGTCTGTGGCGGTCGGGACTACACCGACTCGACCTTCGTCACCTTCGTGCTCGAAGCGATTCACGCGAAGAAAGCGATCACGCTGGTCATCCACGGTTGTGCGTCAGGTGCAGACACGTTCGCAGAGCAATGGGCGTCTCAGAAAGACGGTTGCACCGCTTACGGAGTGCCTGCAGACTGGAAGAAGCACGGAAGCCGAGCGGGTCCGGTCAGGAATCGTCTGATGCTCGAGTACGGCAAGCCAGAGCTGGTCATCGCGTTCGAAGGCGGTGCAGGTACACGCGACATGACCTCGGCGGCGACAGC